AGTATTAATTCTAGCAGATAAACCAATAGACTCCATAACGTAGTTATATCCTCCAGACTTGGTTTGAACTTTGTTCCAAACCCCACTATCATATATCAAGGTTTTGGAATCAAAAATAAATAGATAATAAACCTTCTTTTCATTTTCGGCGGGGACAGAAGACCAATCCTGGTCGCTCTTAGCAAGACACACATAGTAATCAGCACTATTATCCACTACGCTAGATATCATGGCATCTAAGGTTTGATATTTGCCTAGTCTGGATCCCGAAAAAGTTAGTGTGTTATTTGCGTATACACCTGATTTGACAGAGAAACTTTCGCCTGACTCTAAAGACATGTCTACGCTGATACTATGGCTTCTATTAGGCTGCCAGTCGTTTATATACCCTGCCTCAGTCAAAGTGTTAGCAATGAGTTCTTCTAGAAATTCACTTGTGCATGGAAGTCTATAAACCGAGTGATGTATTTTTAGTTTACTTGTCAAACCTTCAATTAGGGTTTGTTTAATTTTATCTAGCACATCTAAGTATAACTCATATCGGGATATAAAGCAAACATAGATATTACATCCAGTTAGACATTATTGTGTGTGTCACACATGTTATGTCTTATAGTGGTTTGGTATCTCTATTTTCGGCTTTGTTAATTCCCGCCGAAATTTAATCTCATATGATGATATAATTTACCTTATGTCACCACAAGACTGGGCAGCGCTAACTTTAACTCTTCTTACCATTACAACCATTGTTGCTGGTGGAATTCGTTGGCTCGTGAAACATTATTTAAACGAACTTAAACCCAATTCAGGCTCCAGTTTAAAAGACTCCGTTAATCGCCTAGAGGAAAAAACTGACAAATTATTTGATCTTTTGCTTGAACATTTTAAAGATCATTCTAATAAATAATTTTCTTTATATATATAATATATAAGATACTTTAAAAACCTTACTTGCTAGTTATTCTTTATTCTTTATATTTTTAAGTATACACGTTTATACCCTGGTTTTTTACAGTTTATGCAGAATTGATTATAACAATCGTATAACAATTTGTTTAGTGTCTGGTTTATAACGTTTTGTTACTATTTATCCCTTTTATAACGTTTTGTTATAATTCGTTATATTCTAATAATACAATGTTATAATTTTTACGCTGGCACCTAGATTCTAACCCCCACCCCACTGCGTCTAGGTGTCCAGTTTTATTTAATGGTATAATCAATTATTATGTGTGCTCCTACAATAGAAAAATATGGCGCCTCGCCAGCAAATATTCAATGGACAGTAGTCCGTGGAGACACAGCAACCCTACTTGTAGAGTTTTTAGAAGACGATGAAGTAACACCATTTGACTGCGACGACTGGACATTTAAAGCAACCGCCTATGATCCAATGGGAAATGTATTAGATAACCTAACCGTAACTGTTGTTGATAATGAAGCAACTATTACTGCCCCAGCATCAATTACACAAAATTGGGGAACAGGCTATAGTCAAGTGGCAGCAGAACTAAGGTTTGATCTTGAGGTAATTATAGAAGGTGGCAGCGGGCCAAATGCAGATACAGTATGGACACCAGTTATAGGAACTATCTGTGTTCTAAGTGATATGACTCCAGGTTTATAATGCCAATAGTAAAAGTTTCAAACCCTACACCCCTTCTTCCGCCAGTAATAAAAATTGGCAATAAAATATTTAAAATCAAAATAAAGTAGTTAGGATAAGTCATGGCCAAGAGCATGGACTTTCCCCCAAAGAAAAAATATCTAGAAACAATCCAAGAGGTTAAAACAACAGAGTATGTTGCTGTGCCTGGAATCACTGGAGAAAAAGGTGAAATTGGACCAGCAGGGCCACCAGGACCACAAGGGCCAAAAGGTGATAAGGGTGATATAGGAAAACAAGGGCCACAGGGTGAACGTGGAGAACCAGGAAGAGCAGGGGATGGATACGACAGCCCATCTGGTCAGTATCCTGGTTGGGCGTACTATGCAAATAAAAGTACCCAAGAATATAGGCTAGGTCCAGAAAGAGGCGAAGACGGTTGGGTAGATTTTTTCTTAGACATAGACGAATCAAAAACCATTGAAGCCTATTTGCCAAATAGATCAGTTTCATTGTTAAATCCAACAACAAGAAACATAAATTTAAAAACTTTAAAGGTTGGCTCAAGGGTAGATATTCGTTATGACTTTTCTTTAGAAACCTATACTTCAAATACAGAGGTTTGGATAAGAACTCTTTTAAGAGATGAAGAAGTTTCTCCAATGGGATATGTTGGATTACTTAAATATCAGTACCCCTACGATATTTCATATTGTCAAACCATTTTTATCAATAGCGATAAAATTAAAAACTATGGAGGGCAACCTCAAATTAGAACTGATAATGAAGGCTCTTTTATTTTAAAAGGTGTCTATGTGTCAGTCTCTTAGTGGTATAATGTTACAGGAGGAATAATGGCATTTCCAGGTTCTTATAATTTTAGTTACTATCGTGGTGATAGGTATGAGTTTGTAATCCGTCCAAAAACTGCAAATGGTGGCGCTTTTGATTTAACAGGTTATAGCGCAAATTTTGTTGTTGCTAATGCAAGAGGAGAAGGTAAAACTCAATACGAAATGCAGGCTGTTGTTGATGGATCTGCAGATACCGTAACTTGCACAATCCTACCAGGCGCAGGAGAATCTTTAACTGCTGGAAGTTATGTATATGACGTTCAGATAGATTCTGGTCCAACACTAGTTTATACACTTTTAACGGGGACTGTAACAGTAGTAGATGATATTACTGGAGCAGATGAATCATAATGGTTGACGTACTACTTAATACTGATGATGTTGTTGTTATAGGACCACCAGAGTCAATTGATTTATTAGTTGATATTGGTCCTCAAGGAGTTCGTGGTAGTAAATTTATTGTTGGTTCTGGAGAGCCAAATGCATTAACAGCAAATGGTGCTTTATTTGGAACCACTCTAATACTAAACGATATGTATATTAATACCGCCCCAGGAGAAAATTACGGATACATGTATCAATATATTTCTCAGGCTGGTGCAAATACATGGGTTCAAGTTTTAAAAGTAAGTCCAGCAATTTACTCATCTGTAAGAGCAGTCACGTTTACATCTGGTGCAGGATCAACAACTATTCCAATATCAAGTATCGTAACAGTTAGTGGTTCACCACTTACCGCTTCAAACTTTAGTGTTCAATTTCAAATTGAAGGAGAAAACCCCATTGCTTCGTCAATGGAAATTCCTGCTTTAGCGGGTGCAGGAACAAACTTAGTAATAAATTTTGACGCAGTCCAATATAGCGGTGGAACTTGGTCGGCACTTACTGGAAGTAAAACAGTTCATCTGTTTATTTCTATAGTTTAATATAAAAATGGTATAATTTTAAAGAGGTGACCACATGGCTGTAGAAAATATAGGAAATTTAGTACCAACAAAAATTCCAGCATTAGCAGACAATGCTGATATTCAAGATGCCTTAAAAGCATATCATTATGGTTCTTATGATTTTGATACCGCAGAAACTGATTCAGCAAATCTTTTAAATCCATCAATTGCTTATACAATTAATAATTTACAAAGTCAAATAACCACAAAGGCTGCGCTAGAAGTTGCAGCAAGAGATAGTTCAAGAGCGACGACAACAGCCCCAACTGCAGCAGCATTTACAACATTTTCTGATACAATCCCAGATGGATATATTTGGGTAGACAAAGACGCAGCAGCGCCAGTAGGATATATATCCGCAACATCTGTTTATACTGCAACACAGCCAACAACTGGATTGGCCAATGGAGTTATTTGGATTAAAAAGGGGTCAAGTCCTTTAGAGATGTATGTTTATAATGGCGACACTAGCGCTTTTGATCAGGTGGTCTAATGCCAACATTTAATACAGATGGTAAACCAGGGTATATTTATAACGTAGCAGATGATACATGGTATGAAATATCTGGTAAAACAGATACATCTGGAACTTTTGAGTGGGCTGGTCTCCAAAGTTATTTATCCACTGTAACAATGCTTGAGGCATTGGTTGCAAAAAAAGGTATAAACAATTATCTTAATCCAACAGCAAGAGACGCATCAATAACTTCACCAACTGCAGGATCAATATGTGTTATAAGACAAGATGGTAGTGGAAACGTAATAAATCAACTTCAATTTTATAGCGGATCAGAATGGATTCCTTTTATTCCAGCACAGGCAGGAAAGGCTGGAAAAGTATTACAAACAGATGGTATAATAACATCATGGCAAGACTCAAGCGGATTGCCAGAATTGTTCTTATTAATGGGAGGATAAAAAGTGCCAACAGCATATAAGGTTTTAGCACAAGCAGCACCAGCAGCAACAACGGAGACAACTCTTTACACAGTGCCATCAAGCACATCAGCAGTAGTTTCTACTATTGCAATTAGTAATCAGGCAGGATCTTCAGGAACATATCGCATTGCGGTACGTCCAGCAGCAGATGCTTCAACATCACAAAAACACTACATTGTTTACGGTGCAACAGTAGCAGCATCAGACTCAATTATGTTAACTCTTGGAATTACTCTTGCAGCAGGCGATTTGATTCGTGTTTACGCATCTTCTGCAGACATGGCATTTTCAGCGTTTGGCTCAGAACTTAGTTAATTAAGAAAGGTCTCCTCTTATGGCAATTACAAAAGCAAGTGCTTCTGGGTTAGCAGGATCTAGATTTAAGGATGCTTCGGCAGGAACTTCAAAGATTGTTGATGTTCCAGATACCCCTACAATAGGAACCGTAACAGGAAGTTCATTAACTGCAAGTGTTCCTTTTACAGCAGCAACTAAAGGTGGAACTGCAGCAAGTTTTACTGCAATATCATCACCTGGAGACATAAGCGTAACTTCAGCAACTAGTCCAATAACCTTTACAAATAGTTTAACAAATAATACAGCCTATACATTTACAGTTCGTGCAAACAATGCTACTGGATCAAGCCCTTATAGTTCAGCATCTAATCAAATAACAGCACAAGTATTCGCACCAGCAACAGTCTCATACTTAGTTGTAGGCGGAGGCGGAGGCGGTGCTTCTAACGCTGGCGGTGCTGGTGGTGGCGCAGGTAGGGTTCAGTCAAATGCATCAAGAGCAGTTGCGGGAGCAACAAACTATGCTATAAGTATTGCAGGCGGAGGAGCGGGCGCAGGACAGCCTGGAGCAGGATCAGGTGGAGGAACTTCATCAGCATTTGACTTTAGTTCAGGTGGAGGCAATGTTGCTGGCACAGGTAACGCAGGCACAGGCGGAACCTCTGGTAATGGCTTTTCTGGCGGTAGTGGTGGCCAAGATTCAGGCTATTATTCATTCGCTGGTGGAGGTGGCGGTGGCTCAGCAGCAAAGGGTGGTAATGGCTCAGGCCCTGGCGGTGGCGGAGGCGGAGGCGCAGGACTTCTATACAATGGTGTGAATTACGGCGGAGGAGGCGGTGGCGGATACTTCCAGTATTACGGCTTCTTCGGCGGTGGCGCAGGCGGTGGCGCAGGTGGCGGTGGCGGAGGATCTTCTAACCCAGGAAACGTTCCAGCAGGCGGAGGCTCAGGCAGTGCTAATTCAGGCGGTGGCGGTGGCGGAGGATATCTTGCTCCAGGAGGAAATGGCGGAACAGGTGTAGTAATTATTCGTTACCCACAAGCATCAGCAGACTTGGGATCAATTGGTGCTGGACTTACTTATAATTTTACAAACAATGGAACAGACAAAATTTATACATTTACTGCTGGTTCTGGAAATGTGAGTTGGTAATTATGGCACACTATGCATTGTTAGATGAAAACAATATTGTAACAAACGTAATTGCAGGAAGAGATGAAACTGAAGTAGTTGACGGAATCTCTGATTGGGAAACTTACTATGGAGATTTTCATGGCCAAGTATGTAAGCGTACATCTTACACTTCTCTTGGCGGAAAACGTAGAAATCTAGAAACTAATACAATAGTAGATGAACCTGCGTTTAGAAAAAATTATGCAGGAATAGGTTTTACCTATGATGAAGAAAAAGATGCATTTATTCCCCCACAGCCATTTGCCTCATGGACTTTAAATGCAGATACATGCCTTTGGGAAGCACCAATACAGATGCCAACATTTGATATTGAAGATCCAAAAGCATATTCCTGGAATGAAGAAACAACTTCTTGGGATGAAATATCACTAATACCTTAATTAATAAAAAAAATACCCCCAAGGCATAAAGCCAAGGGGGATTTTTTATTTAATTTTTTATTTACATGGATATTTGTTATACCACTCTTTATAACGTGTTCCATTTATAGAACTCCAAGCAGACCAGTCTTTTCCACCCTTAGTCATGTGTAGAGCAATCTGTGCATTTACTACTGGATTTAGTAGTTCGGCATTTGAGTCTAACTCAAACTTATCTCTACGGTCTGGACCCAGTTCTCCAAGCATATTGATCTGAAATACTCCATAAGAACTATCTCCAGTTTTTACATTGCCGTTGAAGGCAAGAGGACGACCGTTTGATTCTGCCTTTGCAATAGCACAAGCAGACCTTAAAGCCTTTCCTTCAAACCCAACATGACGCAACATATCAACCAACTGCCCATCAGTCAAATTATGAGCATTTTCATACTTTTCTAACTTTTTGTCTTTAGAAACCAAAAAAGCCACCTGTTGGGTGGCAGATTTCACGGACTGTTTAATTAGTAAGTTATTTTCATTTGTTGCATTTGCCGAAGCCGAAAAAACGGTACTGCAAATAACCAACGTTAATACCCCTAGCCAAACATTTGCTTCTCTCATTGTAGAATACCTCCTAGAGAACAAATGCTACCTACTGGTAGCATGTATTAATTATAACACTAATTTGGCACTTTGGTCAAGTTAAAGAAATAAATATAAAAATCTTTTAAATATTATATTAGTTAATGGTATAATGATAAGACTATGGCTACGTTTAGAGATCAATCACTTAGTTCTTATTCAATTGGTTCCGCACCCCCTACAGTTAACTGGACAATTGTAAAAGGCGACACAGCAGCATTTAGAGTATACGTAACAGATGATAATAAAGACCCGTTGGTAATTGAGGACTGGACGATTGAGATGGAAATCAAAAGACCAATAATTGCGGGTAATTTAAATGATGCTGATCCAGCAGGAGTTTTGATTCTTACTCCTATTGCCACAGCAGAAGATGGCGATGGAGAATTTACAGTTTCTCTAACATCTACTCAATCAAAAAGTTTAAACACTGGAGATATTTTTGATATTGAATTAAGCGATGCCAGCAGGGTATGGACAGTTGCCCGTGGCATATTGACAGTTATTGAAGATATTACAAACAGCGATGAGTCGTAATGGCTTATGCAACAATAATAGATCTATCTGAAAAAAGATCAGAAACAATTTCTAGGATAGATTATCCTAAAAGCAACATAAAAGGTTTTGTAAGGCTTACAAAGATACAAGAAGTTTTACCTTTTAGAGTAAAGTTTACAAATATTGGCATACCCCCAGCAAACGCAGGTGTACCTGGAATTGGTCTTCAAATTATTGGAATTAATAACTATATTCTTTAACATAATGATATAATAGCCACATGGCAAAGATATCAACCACCAACGTAAAGGCCCTGTTTGAGACAGGCGATAGACCAACTCAAGAAAACTATGTAGATTTAATTGATAGTACTTCTGCTAGGTCTACCGATCTTGGATCAGATGGCAATAACGAGTTAACAATTAATGGTATTGAAAACTCAACAGTTTTTGATAACTTTACCGCAAGCGAGTGGAGATCAATGAAATATATGATCTCACTAAAATATGTAGCAGGCGGTGCAAATAAGTACGCTGTTACAGAATTAACAATATTGAATGATGGATCAGATGTATCTGTTAGTCAATATGGAACTATTGAAAACGATGGGAATATTGGCACCATCTCTGTTTCAAAGGCTGGAGACACAGTTTCACTAACTGTGGTTCCTGTGGGGGGAAGTACACCTATAACTCTACGCTATTTGCGTATGGGATTAAAGGCCTAACCAAGGAGATAAAAGATGGCAACAGTAACAAAAGACTTTAGAGTAAAATCGGGACTGATAGTTGAGGGATCAACTGCGACCGTTAATGGAAAGAACGTAATCACAGCAGGCACAATTGATGCTAAGGGTGATTTATTAGTAGGTAGTGCAGACGATGCAGTAGCACGTCTTGGCATTGGAACAGATGGGCAAGTCCTTACAGCAGCGTCAGGAGCAACATATGGCGTTCAATGGTCAAA